ACACATGAATAATAATGAAGAAAGTCCGTTTAAAAGTATCATACGAAACATGCATTATAAGGGTATTTTACAAAATACAAAATCAGGAATGGAGAACGTACCTACATTTATGGACGTAATTACTGATTTGTACAAACATAGTATTATTGATTATAAAATACTAACACCAAGTTCTCGGTTCTATATAAAAGATGGTAGACTTGGAAGTGTGTTTTCGTCTTTTTATTTTCGGGCATCTATTATGAATCCCTATTTAGTATATTCTTTAAATATATCACTTTTGCATGGTAAACGCATTTTTACTCCGACTTTAGGGTGGTCATCTTATTGTCACGGGTTTCTAGAATGTCCTGAAGTGATTGAATATGTAGGAACGGATGTGATTCCGGATGTATGTAAAAAAACCCTTGATTTTGCCAAAACTAGATATCCAACAAAAAAGGTAGATATATTTTGCGAACCTTCGGAGAACTTAGGTAAATTAAAAGCATTTTTAAATAAATATAGAGAACATTTTGATGTGGTTTTTTTTAGTCCACCTTATTATCGGTTGGAACTTTATGCAGGCAATAATCAGAGTACTGAAAAATATAAAACATACGAAGAATGGTTAGTTGGATATTGGGAAGAAACCGTAAAATTATGCCATCATGTTCTCCAGAATGGTGGTAGAATGTGCTATATTTTATCTGGTTATGGTTCAGATAACACAAAAGAACAATATGATTTAATAGGAGATATGAATAAGATAACCAAAAAATATTTTAAATTACATTCTACTCAAGCGATGTATAATAAGAATGTAAATGTGACCGACCATAAAGAACCTAGTGAAAAGATAATGGTGTTTTTAAAATAACCTAAAAAATTGATATCTTTAATGAAACTACTACCAATAAATAAAGACAGAATGAACGATAAGAAGATTTTTGAAAATGGCGTTGTTAATTTCTTTTCAGGTAAGAAAGAGTACAGGTCTTTGAGTAATTTTTGGGAGAAAGATGTAATATATGAAGATAGACACTATGAAAGTGGAGAACATTGTTTTCATGGTGAAAAATATTTTAGAATAGGAGAACAATGTGATGATTTAGAGAGAAAACAGTTGCTTTTGCAATATGGAAAAAGGTTTATGAAACCATCTGAATATAATACAGGTGCGTTAGTAAAAAGGGCAGGTGGTAAGAGGGGATTTATGTTGTTAGCATCTGAATTAAAGCTATGGAATAAACTATCTGGAGAAGTTCAGTATGAAATATGTAGATATAAGGTTGAGAATTATGAAGAGGTAAGAGATGATTTGTGTAAAAGTATTGGTAAAATACTGATACATCCAGCTATGAGGTGCAGTGAGGAAAAAATAGTGTCTAAGTTTTGGGAGGGTAAAGGAATAGTTAGAGATGGAAAAATAGTAGTGCTTGGTGAAAATAGATTAGGTAATATTTGGATGGATATTCGTTCAAGAGGGAAACCGTAGGTTTCCCCCTAACCCCCTTCCTTTTTCTTTGAACATTATTTATAAAAAATAATAAAGGTATACTGCAGTAAAAAAGTATTTATAGTTTGTTGATATTTAAAGGTGTAAATTACAGTAACCTACCGTTTTTAACCAATTCGTTCATTGTTGTAAAATACTATTGATAAAATTACTAATTATATCGTTATAAAAGTCTACTAATTCTTGTAGTTGTAATGAATAGTTTTCTTTAAAGAATAATGCTTGTCTTTTTTTCAAGTATAATACTTTTAGAAAATCTAAAATTCCAGATATGTACTTATATTTCAATGGTCTATGCTTTCTGTAATATTTTATGCTTGATAGTTCTAAGCATTCATGATAATCGGTTTTTCGGATTGACTCTCTAAATTCAGCAGCCATATCATTATAAAGGTATTTTTGTACTATATCCTTTTCAAATATTTCAATGATACCCGAATACAACGTTAAAATATTAGGTTGAAGTTTTATATAATATTTTTCCCAGTCAAAATAAACCACTTTAGTAACTAAACCTCTATAATAATTATCCAATTCATCCCTCGTGTTTCCTTGAAGTCTTTCCTTAATTAATTCGGATACTTCTTGGTTAATGAATAATTCTGTCATGATGGTTTTTACAATAATTGGGCTAAGGCTAATACGTCAAATCAATTTTTTACCACAGTGATTCTATGCCAAAACTAATATAAACATACAAAAGGTATATTTTATATTAAAAAGATGAATAGAGTTGAACAAATGAAAAAAATCCAAAGTGAAGGTTTAGAGTTATTTAAGAAGAAAAATATTGATTATGGGGATGCATTTGCAAAGTACGGTATTATTGGCGTACTAATGAGAATTGAAGATAAAATACAAAGGTCTATGTCTATTTCAAAAAATGGTGTAAATTTAGTAAACGATGAGGGTATGAAAGATACATTATTAGATTTACACAATTATGCTGCGATGGCATTAATGTTATTGGAAGAAGAATAGTGTATTTACTAAATAAATAATGTAAATACAGTATAAATGAAAACACTAGATATTTTTATTACGTTGATAGGTGCTTTTTTATTTGGTATTGCCCCAGTTCTAAGCAAATATTTACTTCAAAAATATACTAGATATACAATTATGTTGTTAGTATCTGCTACCTATTTTTCTTGTTTATTATTAGGCTTACCATTTTACAATGGTCATTTAAAGGTTGACTTGAATCATTTAACTATGGTAGATAGTTTATTATTTTTATTTCATGGTGTATTTATTTTATTTTTAGGTAATATCACCTATTATTATGTATTAAAAGACAACAGTAGTTCTTTAGTAAATGCATTAGAGAGCAGTAGTCCATTAATAACATTAATTTTAGCATATTATTTGATGAACGAAAAGGTAGAGCCAATTGGTATAATTGGAATAGTTTTGATTGTACTAGGTATAATTTGTATTTCTCAGAATGATAAGAAAATAAATATTTCTGAAGTGTTTTCTAACCGACAATGAGTAAAACTTTTCTTTTTATCTATTTAAATATTATAGATAAAATGGTAAAAACAAAAAATAGTAAAAGTAAGATAAACAAAAGCAGAAAAATAAAAAAATACGGTGGAGATTTAGGAACCAATCTTACTAGGGCATTTACAAAAGATATAGAAATAAGTAAAAATTTTCATGAATCTATTATCAAAGTAAATGGTACAAATTATGTATTGCAGTATATTGTACCAGACCATTTTTTTTTTAAAGACCCAGACCAAGTATTTAAGACACCAGAATTTGAGGTAATTTTATCAGGAAAGAAAATACCTAAATGTATGTTTATGCTTGAAGATAATTCAAGTATTGTATCCATGTTTGTCAAATTACAAAATGCAGGCGATCCTACAAAATACAAATGGTTTGTCATTATACCAGGTGTTGACCAGGTGAGTAAAACCGGCGAACTTTTAAATTATGTCTTTTATTCTTTAACTCCCAAATCAAAGATAGGTAATGTAAAAGGAACGAATGTTCTTTTTTTAAAAGAGGGTGGTGCTTACGAAATTAAAGAAAGTAAAAATGACAAATGTACGGTTTTATTTAAAAAAGGTGCGGTTAAAATAGTAAATAAAAATAGTATATATCAAGAAATATTATTTAATTTTTATGTACAACAACAAACTCAGGAAGGAGTTAAAGAAATTGCTGCAACAGAAGGTGTTTTTGCTTTGGGTGATATTTTATTTTAACTAGAGGTAAACCTATGGTTTCCCCCTATAACCCCCTTCCTTTTACACCTTTGGACATTTAATAGTCTCAAAGGCAACGTTACCTAGGACATTTTCAATGTCCGAAGTAGAGGGAAACCGTAGGTTTCCCCCTTACCCCCTTCCTTTTTCTTTGAACGTTGTTTATAAAAATAATAAAGGTATACTGCAGTAAAAAAAGTATTTGTAGTTTATTAATAATTTATTAATACAAGTTCCAGTAACCTACCGTTTTCAGCTAGTCCGAAGGTGTAAAGAAAAAGGAGGGAGTAAGACGGGTAAGAGACCGGATATCGGTCTCCAACCTTATGACACTTTGTGCCATTGAGGAACCTGGGTTCCCTTTAGATTTCCCGAATCTCATTGGAGAATCGTATAAATGTAGAACTATATGTTTTACTAATTTCCTTCAAACAACCATTTACATAATCTACTATAGGGTCTATTTCTTCTAGTATACTCATTTCCCAGTTACCATTTTCACACTGTCTAAGATTATTGATAAATCTAAAAACTATTTCAGTAATTGTGGTAAGTAATATTTCTAGTACATTGTGAATTTCGGTATACTTTTCTATTTTCTTCTGGTTACGCTGTAGAGTTATTTTAAAATCGGTTTCTGTTATACGATTACGCATAAATTGAATACGTAAATGTTCATTTCTATTAATCCTGTTACCAGTATCGTATCTGGGTAATATTACATATCGTAAATGAATTGCATTACGAACAACTTTCTCTAAAAATGTTTCACATACCTTAGAAAGTGGATTTACGGAATTATTTGCGCTCCGTAATAGATTACGAATATCAACAAAATTTTGATGATTAATATCATTTCTGCATGGAACATCACCAGGATTACGTGGGACGTTATTGCCATTACGTCTTAACCATTCAAAATAGTGAGGGTTGTGTATATTGGTTTCAATCCTACCAGTTCGCCAATTGAAACCGGTATTGCAAGATGTACAAAACATTTGGTCGCAATTTTTAACCACAGTAAAATCTTCCAAAACAAATCTATTATTTTCATTTACTAACCACCCATAATAACTGCCTTTTCCAATAGAATTAACTTGAATGCTTGTTCTAAAATAATCTTTATTCGTATTACTGGAGCAACATTTCTTTCTAGGTAGGATTGTAGGTATTTCATTTAGCCTTTCTCCAGAAATATTAATTACGTATTGATCTTTGTAATCTTTTATTTCACAATCAAATATTTTTACGTTTTTTCTTTCTCTAATTGTAAAATTAACAAGAAATCCTAGTGATTTGGCTAAGTAAATTATTTGTTTACTTAAAACAGGACTAGTTTGAATGATAACTACTCGTTTTCCTTTTTGATTCTTGGCAACATGCCCATCAGTATCAATTATTCCAGCTAGTAATTTTAATCTATTATCTCTATCATTCATTAAATATTCTGATGGGATATGTTTATTACCAAGCAAATTATATTTTTTTAGCTCTTCAATAAATGGATTTGTTTTGTGAAGTAATGTTTGATTTTCCGAATAGATTGTTCCATCTACTGTTTCTTTTCCAAATGTGTATCCTTTGCGTCTAATTCTAAGTTTGTACTTATCTTCTTTAACCAATTCTGCATCATTATGTTTACACCAATTATTTATGTAATCTTCAATTTCTTTATCATTAGATGCAATAACTGGATGAGTATGTGTTCCATCACCTAGCCACAGTCCAAGCATATATGGGTCTAAACTAACATCAATAGTTTCATAATTTACTCCATTGCAACTTTTGAATCCGTACAAATATTTCTTTGACCATTTATCTAATTTTAAATAATCTTCTACAGTAATTTGAATCACATCTTCTAAATGTAAAGATTTAATATATGAATTTGCAAGTATTTCTGAATTCTCTTTACTACATGTATCTGTTACTTTAAATGATTTAATTTTATTCCTTTTTTCATTTGTATCAAACCAATTTAATTTCCATGAATTAGATGTTTCATTCCAAATGGGTACATTGTTACCAATAAATTTAAGAGCAAGTGTATGCTTACTGTTTACAATATATTTTTCGGCATTAGCTTGTGTAACTTCAAACAGCTCGTCTTCTCCAGAGAATAACCTTTCAACAATACGTCTTTCTCCATTATCTCCAATTAATATATCTCCTAAACAAATATCTTGTGATTTTTTAATTGAACCGTTCCAAAGTAAAATAGTTGTATCTTTTGCAAAACAGCCATCTATCTTAAATATACCGGTTCTGCAATTAGGACATGGTTTAGTATCATTTGCCAATAGTCTTGCAGTGGCCAAAGTGTCTGGATTGCACTCATGCGCAATATCCCTATTACGTCCTTTTATTTCATGACAATCAGGACACGCCCATTGTTCACAAATACCACATTTCCACTGAGTACTTAAAAATCCACGACAATTATTGTCAGGGCATGCTCTAACAAACTCCGCTCGTTCTACTGGTGCATTGCGATTTCTTAATCTCCATAATTCAGCCGTCGTAGTATGTTTTTCTATTGTAAGCTCCCTCATTTTACGTTGAATATCATAAAGCTCTTTTTCTGTTTTTTCTATTTTAATATTACGCTCAACTAATGGCTGAGTAGCAGGAAGGAGAGCGCGTTCATTATCAAATAGTACTTGTTCACGGTGCTTTTTAAGTTTCCCATTAATAAATACTGCAGTAAATGTGTTGGTTATGAATTGCCGTGTCCACTCACGGTCACATGTGTTACTCATACACTTTACCGTAGATTCTCCGAGAACATAAGTTTCACAGCATGTTTTACATGCGCTAAAATCACAATATGGACATTTTATTAATTTTCGCGTACTTTGATTAAATGAATTTACGCAAATGAAACAGGTATCTGTCATTGTTATTATTTAGCTACAATATATTTTTATTTAGGAAAATCAATTTTTTTAAAATAAAAATAGACATGTATTGTATATGGCACATACCCGTAAAAACCATAAAAAATATCGTAAAACTATGAAAAGTTGTGGAGGCGCTTCACCTTCCGCTAAAAAAGCGGCTGCTTCAGGAAAAAGATTAAGGGACTTTATAGAAAATGAACCAACCTCATTATCTTCTGGTTATATGTCTACCACAATGCCTTTTGCTATTAATGCGGCTAAAAAAGCTATTGATTTCTCCAATGCCCATCCTGAGGACAGAAATGCTAAAAAAGACGCGGAAAATAAAATCGCTATTGCTGATTTATTAACTGGATGGGCAAACAGTAGGAAAAACTGGCGTAAAGAGCGCAGACAAGGAAATAGTCCTAATTCAAGGTCTGCGAGAGCCCATGCGGGACAGGAATGGTATTCTACTTCTCCAAACATCCATTGGCGATTAAATCCTTAATTATAGAGTTTTTTGGTCAGAATTTGATTGTTTCCAAGAGCCATATGAAAGATGTTTTCCATAGTTTCCAAAACAATCATTTTGATAAGGATTGGGTTCTAACAAATGAACATCCTGTTTATTTTCATAATTCCAATAGGCTCTAGTTACTAATTCGGGACCAGTAGTATAGTATACATAAACGTGTTCTTTATCATCTGTATGATTTTCTTGAGCAAAACGAATTTCATCATTGGAAATAGTTGGATTTACAATGTTGTCTATGATATGTTTAATAAATGGATGCCGAGCTGGGGCATAAAAAGCATAATTACCTAATAAAAAAGAATCATCTTTGTTTTTGATTTCAATTGGAAAATGACAAACTGATTTATCAAGGTCATTAAATGGTAAATCGGTATCCATATCTAAATCTAGATAAAGACCACCATAATAATAAATAGCTAAATATCGGAAAAAGTCTATCTGTTGGATTTTATATTTAAGATTCACAAATGTTTCTAAGTACTCTGGCATATTAAGTTCCACAAATTCTAGTATAGTTTTGTCAGAAAAAAACAAGAACTTACATGTAGGATTATTATCTCTTATTTTTTGGATAAAGTCGTAATAATAAACAGGGATTTCGTTGGTTTTCCAAGTTTGAATTATATTCATTAAAATATAATATATAAATATGGCTGTTTATATATTTTGTAATTTAATCTTATTACTCTAAAATTATAATTTGTAAAAAAAATCGCAGACAACGTAAAATGTAATCACACCTACACTTTCAAGAATTATGTGGAAAGGAAAATCGGGATAAATTAACATCATGTTTTTACAATTTAAATATTCGTTGTAAAATAAGACTAATATGAACAAACCTAAAATACTTATTTGATTAAAATATTGTTGTTTACTTTTATTTAAATGATTGTAATAAAAAGCTATGATTGAGAAAAATATTAAAAAAGAAGAAGTAAATGAATATAGAAAAGGGAAAAAAAGAAACATGTATAAATCTATGCAAAAAAGTATCAATAAAAAAACGAGAAAGAAAATACTGGGAGCAATTTTAGTATAATCATATAGAGCTAAAATGAAAAAAATATTAATAATATAGGTAGTTGGATGTATAATATTTACTTGTATAGAATTATCAAGGTGAATAAAATGAGAAAATGTATGAACTGCTTCAAAAATAAAGAGTGTAAACAGTACTAAAAAATTAAATGTTTTTTTGGTAAAATATAAAAAATACAGAATAATGAACAGGCTTAAAGAATTTACTAGAACCGAATACGGTTGAGCTATCCCGTTTTCATTAGGAGATTCACATGTAGAAAATGGAAAAATAAATTCATTTTTATCATCAGTATTTATCATAATTAGGTTTTATAATAGTATGATAAAAATATATCTAGGATAGGAAATACCACGTAAAATAACAATTTCTGATTGTTTTCATGGCTTCTTCACGGGCATGGTGTTTGTCTGTGTTCTCTAACAAAACATTATATATACTTTTAACTCTAGCTAAACGTCCAAAGTAACCTAGTACCATAATACCAAATATTCCGCCAATAAATAGTAGAAATTTTTTGGGTAGATTAAATAAACGTGTTAATAAAAAATAAGCGAAAATATATAATAAACCGTTTACAATAATAGAATAGAAAACCTTTGCTGAAAATAGCTCCTGGTATTCGGTAAGCGGGTCAGTAGTTTCTAAAAATGTTCTATAAAATATTTCAAGCATTATATATTATATATATATAAATGACTTCTACCTTTTCAAATGTGTTTTCAACCCAAGACCTTGAGTATTTAAATAATTGTCAAGAGGTATTAGATGCAAAGGCAAAACTAGAAACAAATAATGTAGTCTATTTTAATGTACCTTTTACGGAAACCATTCGTGATTCACTAATCACAAATCTAGGTTTAGATGTTTCTAAAACATCTACCATTCCTATGCGTTGGATAAAGGGGGATACTCCACCACATAAAGATGTAGGACCTACAAATTTTGAAAATACGTATTTAGCATATTTAAATGATAGTGATGGTGAATTTATAATTGATGATGCTTCTTATTCTATCACTGCTAACATTGCCTTTGTATTTAATGAGGGAATTAATCATTTTACTAAAAATACTGGGTCTTGTCCACGCCTTTTACTTGGTCCTATGAATGAATATGCAGAGTCAGTCGGACTTGCAGCACAAGTTACTTATTATCCAACAGAAGCAGATGCTCTTGCGCAAACAAATACTATATATTATGGGGCAACTTTTCAAATTGGAGAAGGAGTAACTCCTGGACCTGGTGGATATAATCAATGGAGAATTGCCTCAAATAGTACAGGACCATCACCACAAAATGTTGTTTATAATGTTGGTGATAATCTTATTGGATATCCAGGTTATGTACTTTATTATTTATATCCCTCGGTACCTTGCTTCATAGAAGGAACCAAAATCCTTATAACAGAATGCTGCACGAGTGATGAAAAGTATGTTCCTATTGAAACTTTGAAAAAGGGTGATTTAGTAAAAACTACTCGTGATGGATATAAAAAAATAGAAATGATAGGAAAAAGTACAATTAATAACCCTGGAAACAGCGAACGCAAAGAGAATCGTTTATATAAATGCAGTAAAGAAAATTATCCAGAGCTTACCGAAGACTTATATATAACGGGTTGCCATTCTATTCTCGTAGATGAAATCACAGATAAACAGAAAGAAGAAACTATCAATCACTTAGGAAAAATTTATGTAACGGATAAAAAATACCGTCTTATGGCTTGTGTAGATGAACGTTCTGAACCTTGGAATTCGGAGGGTACATACACTATTTGGCACTTGGCCCTGGAGAACAATGACATAAAAATGAATTATGGTGTATTTGCAAACGGAGGATTACTGGTAGAGACCAGCTCATTAAATTATTTTAAAAATTGGGCAAATCTAACAGAATAAATGCATAATACGTTAATATTTATAAGTACCAATTAACAAATCAAAAATTGGATTTAATATACAATAATTACAAAACAAGAGTTTATGATGATTCGCATGATGAATTAAAAAAATAGTAGAATGCTCCATGTAAGCAGCAGTACTATAAATATATAAAGAAACCCAGTTTTCTACAAAATTCATACGGATAAAGAAAAAAGGGGCTCCGAGTGCTAAAATAAGAAAAAAAGAATCAACTCTGGTCATGTAGAAAGTATCAAATGGATATACTACAACGCTTTGATGATGCATTGAATGGATAGCTTTATAATAATTTTTCATGTGAATAATCCTGTGGTAAATATAATAAACAAATTCAGTGATTAAAGAATATTGTAAAATATTACTCGCAGACAGGAGAATAGTATGAGGTTTATCTTCAATTAATCTACCAACTAAAAAAGAATTAATTACAATAGCTTGAAATAAGATTCCTGTAGTAGATTCAACCACACGATATATATTACTATAAAATTGATATTTGTTTTGGTCCGGTTTCATAAAAGGAAAATCATTAAACCAGCATATAAACATTGCTGTTAAAGTAGATGCACTAAATGTACCAAGTATTATTTTTGCTGATAAAACTAAGTCCATGTTTAAATAATAGAATAGTATAAAAATCATTTTATACTATTTCGTAAATTAACTTTATTGTTGTATTGTGTTAATTATTTCATCTGGAAAATTCATATCTTTTAATACCCGTATTCCCCCCTTAATTTTTGAAATACCCTTCTTAATCTTATATGTGTATTCAAATGTACCATCCTCCCTAACAATAACTTCCATTTTATAATTTTGCACGCTAGGTGACTTATTAAATTTCTTACATATTTTAAAGTAATGTGTGGTTAAAATAAAGGTAACGTTCTGGTAGTTTGTCAAATATTTCAAAAACGCATGTCCAGCCTTTGATGCTTCCTCTGGATTTGTACCGGAAAACAGCTCATCAAAAACACAGAAATGACGATGTCGCCCTTCATTATTATCATTAATAATATCAATAATTTCTTTACATCGTCTAGATTCGGCTTGGAATAAACTATCACGTCCAGATGTGTCTGGTATATTTAAATAGGAGTGAATATGAGTATATGGGTTAATTTTAGCCGATTTATAAAATCCACAACCGAATTGCTGTGTAAAAATAATATTTATGGTCGTTGTCTTAAGTATGGTCGTTTTACCAGATTTATTCGGTGAAGAAATAATCATGTTTTTACTGAAATCACATGTGTTTTTGACAGGGGATTCGTTTATTAATGGTGGATAATATTGTTCTTCAAATTCGCAATTTCCCGATACATCAAATTCTGAAAAGGAAATCTTACCATTCATGATGTTATTATGAATGCCGAGTAAATTATTTACATAACCTTCAAATCCCACAGCATAACGTAATGCGTCTTCATAATCTTTATTAGAATGTAGGCGATAATAACATCTTAGCATATATCCAGATTCGGAAAATTTACCGAAAGAATTTTTAAATGTACTAATTGATTGTAACTCGGAATTTAGTTGTTTTAATGAATCACGTTGTATCCGTATATCAGAAGAAAATTTCGCATAACTATCAATATGAGAAGTTATTTCTAAAAAGTTCTCCATGCTTTCAATAGAATTATTGGTAAAATTACGTATTTCTATCAAATTATTATTTATTAATGCTATGTTCTTGTGAAAACATTGACATTGATGTACGTTTTGGTATATTTGCATCAAATATAATGCGAAAGTAATCATTAAATAAATAATTTTATCCCAGCTCAAAGATTCAAAAGTCATAAGAGCTTTTCCGATGAAATGATTTTTAGCAAGGTCCTTTAAAACCGAGAGATATATTTCAAAAGTTATAGGAATTCCTTGAAATTTAAGCATTAAAAAGGGAAAAACAAAAAATAGTATTGGCATTAATAAACTTACTGCCGGGGACATAACATTCATTACTGTAAGTATTTGTAAAAAACTAGGAGACTCATTAAATTGATACAATGCTTCCCAATCTAGGAATCCGTATCGGTTTAAAAAATCATTGTCTGATTTTACATCTTCCCAAATGGTAGTTATTTTATTACAATCTAGAGAACAATTTATTTCATTATTTCTGTAGTTAGACATGTTTAAAATTACTTGTTGTGTGTCTTTCAAATATTCCTGATTGTTAGTAAACTGATACTTCCATTGATTAATCATTTCCTTGGCGAACTTATGTTTTGGTTGAAATAAATATTCATACATAGAATGGCCACCTTTTACAGATGTAGACAACTCTAAATCATTTGAAACAACATCTGAAAGTACGAATAATTCAGAAGATTCTAAATAAGAAATAGGTAGTTTAAAAGTCGTATCAATTGTGATTTGTGATTTTTCTATTTTATATTCATGTTCATTTACTGAATCTGTAGTTTCTAAAAATTGATGTGGAATAAGGTTAATTAACTCTAACATTATAATAGTTAATTATAAAAACTAACTATTATGAACGAGAAGGAAACTATTTAAACCTTTTCTATTTTTCTAAATATATAACAAAAAATTTTTCACTTAGGAAGGGGAAAGGGGTTACGAAGGTTCATAGGTTTCCCCTATTTGATATCTGCAGGTAATTCTTCAATATTAATACTATAATAACTCTCAATGCGTTTCATTAAATGAATATCCTTTTTAGTGATAAAGTTAATGGCTAATCCTTTTCTACCCCAGCGTCCACTACGACCGATTCTATGCAAATAAGTATGAACACATTTTGGTATATCAAAATTAATAACAGTACTAACTTGTTGTACATCAATACCTCTAGCAGTAATATCTGATGAAATGAGAACTCTGTAGGTTCCGCTCCTAAAATTGGTGAAAACCTTTTCTCTTTCTGATTTATCCATAGAACTATGAATAGAACATACAGAATATCCGTCATTTGTCATAGCATTTTGTAAATCAATTACACGTTTAACGTTATTACAATAAATAATACATTGACTTACGCTAATTACGGAGAAAAGGTCTTTAAGTGTATCATACTTATTAAGGTCATCATGTAATGCAACAAAATATTGCTTTATACATTCCAGATTGAGTTCCTCCTTCTTCATGGTAATTTTAACAGGGTTATTCATAATCTTTTTAGCCAACTTTAAAATATCGTCGGGCATAGTGGCACTGAATAATGCCAATTGAATATTCTGATTTAAATATTGAAAAATATTGTATATTTGGTCATTAAATCCCTTGGAAAGCATTTCATCGGCTTCATCTAAGACAAGCAATTTAACAGTAGAAACTTTTAGATACTTTCTTACTATCATATCATAAATCCTACCAGTGCAACCAACAATAATATGGGGGCATTTTTCTCTGATTTCTGCCACGTCCTGTTGAATAGATGTTCCGCCAATGATAGTTTTCACTGATAATCCTTCCATAAATGCGCCCAAACTAGTAATTACTTTGGTAATCTGGGTTGCTAGTTCATGTGTAGGTGCTAAAATAATAGCCTGTACTGAATTAATAGAAGTATCTATTGATTGTAGTGTACCGATGGAAAAAGTTCCTGTCTTTCCACTACCGGATTGGGCTTGTGCAAGAATATTTCTACCTTTAATGATTGGTAAAATAGCTTTTTTTTGTATTTCACTAGGTGTCTCAAAACCATATGCATAAATACCTCTTAGAAGTTCGGTTTTAATATCGTATTCGTCCCATGATTGTATGATAGGAAACTCGTTTGCACATTCATTTTCTACAATACTTTTCTCAGTTTCTTCAATATTTGTTATTTTAGTTTCCGTTTGCAATTCTTTGTCCATATTGACCAAGCGAAACGATAGATTATTATAATCGTTAACTTCTATACCAATTTTTGTATATTATAAAATATTTCGATAATTTATAAATTTGTTTTTTTTTAAATGTATAAAACCATATACTTTTTTTGGTATCATGGAATAGCAAATGCACCATTAATAGTAAGAAAATGTTTAAAATCTTGGATTTTTTATAATCATGATTGGAAAATAGTAGTTTTAGATAAAGATAATTACAATGATTATAGTAATCTAGTTTATGACGGAAAAATGTCATTAACAAAGTTTTCTGATTTTTTAAGACTTTCTATTTTAATTAAATATGGTGGATTATGGGTAGATGCAACTAGTTTTTGCAATAAATCATTAGATGATTGGTTACCAGAAGAAATTTTCATATTTGATAATTTTAATCTTACTTACAATATTTCAATATGGTTTATTTATTCTGAACCAAATCATTTTTTAATAAAAAAATGGTATAATTCTTGTTTAACATGCAATAACAAAGAATATTTAGAAAACTATTTTTTTTTCAATATAATATTTGATGAATTATGTAATGAAGACAGCGAATTTAAAAAAACATGGAATAATATAACAAAAATAAATCAAAACAATAATCTTATGTATTTTAATTTAAATAACTGCAAAAATCTTCATATTAAAAGCAACGGATTTCTAGAACCTATAACCGATTTTATTAAAGAAATTATTTTGAATAAAAAAAAATACTTGTTCAAACTATCATACAAATATGATGAAGAAATAAAAAAAGATAGTATTTTGTGTTTTTTATTTTCAACTATAGAAGAAGTAGAAGAGAGTTGATATTATTTTTATATTTGTCTATAAAACATATAAATAGTTAATGACAATATATACATCAAAGTTATCTTAATTGTGATGAAATACACTATGCAGGATTACTCTGATATTTTTTTTACTGGATTTACCTATAAATTACCTGAGAACACAAATATTATTATAAAAAAACTAACTGGTGAAATAATAATTACTAGTACGGATACAAATAACGAAAACAATAATATGAATGAATCTAAATTTAAGAAATCCGGTTATTTTAATAATAGTACAAGTTCTAGGAAACAAAAGAACTTTTCAAAACATACTGGTATAGATGATGTATGGGAAGCTACAAAAGTCTTTAAACCTACAAAAATAGAGAAGAAAGAAGGAGTGGATAAATTGATAAACGATATTCGTATTAGTTTGAATAAAATTTCTACTAAGAATTATGAAATGCATAGGAATGTTATCATAGAATATATTGAGAATATCATAAAATCAGGCGAGGATTCGTCTGATGAAGAAGATATTACAGTATTACGGATGGAAAATGGGAAAAGTTGCAAAAACAGTACCAAAGATATTAACAGTATTGCAATCGCAATATTTGATATAGCAAGTACAAATAAATTTTATTCTGAACTATATGCTACTTTGTATAAAGAGTTAATTGAAAAATTTCCTGTCTTTATTGAAAACGTGTCACCAGTAGTTGAGCTATATAAAGAATCTATTCATAAAATTAAATTTGTAGATTCAAATATTGATTATGATAAATTCTGTGACAATAATAAATTAAACGATAAGCGTAAGGCATTGAGTGCATTTATTGTAAATCTAATGAAAATTGGCGTTATTGAAAAATCAATAGTTACCGATACTATTTTATATTTATTGGACATTGTTGTAACAAATATTGATATTAAAGATATGGTTTATGAGATTGAAGAAATAACCGAGAATATCTTCTTGTTTATAACAATGTCTATATCTGAAGTTAAGTCTGATAATAAACATGAAAAAATAATAAATAGTATTAAAATGTTATCGCAATGTAAAGTAAAAGAACACTTGAGTATTTCTAGCCGTGCTATATTTAAGTACATGGATATTTTAGATAAAATTAATAAGTAAAACACATAAATATAAATATTATAACAATATAAACTATAATGGTAAAATCAAAAATTAATCCTGAGAAAGTAAATTATAATGAATCATTAGAGATAGATGATGAAGACTTGGAATATTCATCTCCATTGTATGATTATAATCTATTTGATAATAATGTTATTTTAGCAATTGGGAAACAACGTCCTACTTTTTCTCGTTATGATATAGTATTTTTTCCAATTTATTTAATAATTGACGAAATACCGAGGGCTAAAATAGGAGTATTTGAGGTTGAAAGTGATAAACTAATATCCATACTAGATGAAGATGGAGATGTTAGATTATCTAAAAAAAATATATTATTTTACGTAGATAAAAAGTTTGTAAGTGAACTTTTAAAAAAATACCAGACCACAAATGAAACAGATGAAGTAGCTGAATTAGAAAAAAAAGTATCGGAAAAAGAATTAGACGATGTTAAATTAGAAGATGTAGTAGACCTAACAACCGACGAGGATGATATGTTATCATTAAAAGTCCCCGATGGTAAACTGATGCAAACTAGCAAAGATGCAGAAGAAACATTAAAAACCGGATTGTTTATTAATAATGATGCTGTAAAACCACCATCGTTTTTACAAGAGGAAACTAAAGATGAAGCCAAAGAAATAAAACAGGATTTTAAAGAAGGACCGAATAACTTATGGATTGAAAAAGTAATGAAAAATAACAACTATAATGTGATAGATAATGAAGGTGGTGGTGATTGTTTTTTTGCGGTAATACGTGACGCTTTTAAAGAAATCGGAAAAGAAACAACTGTGGAAAAACTCAGAACTTTGTTATCTAAAGAAGCTACTGACGAAATGTTTCAACAAACCCGTTCAATTTACACAGGAATATTAGCTGAATTTCAGGAAAAAGAGAAAGATATAAAACAAGCTACGAAAACAATGGCTTTGTTAAAAAAGCGAATACAAGGTTCGTCTATTAAAAAAGAAAGTGAAGAAATGATTGAGCAAGCCAAAAAATTATTAGAAGACCAAAAACGGTTACGCGTAGAAAAAAATGGTGCAAATGAACTATTAGAAGAGTTTAAATACATGAAGGATTTGACTAGCTTAGAAAAGTTCCGTGAATTTATGCTTACTCGTAATTATTGGGCAGATACATGGGCAATCTCCACCATAGAGAAATTATTAAATATAAAGGTTATTCTTTTATCTGAAGGAGCCTATGAGAATGGTGATTTTGATGCGATTATGCAATGTGGTCAATTAAATGATAGTGACTTAGAAGATGCCGGTAAATTCGTACCAGATTACTATATTATGACTAGTTATACTGGAATGCATTATAAATCAATATCTTATAAAGATAAATTGCTTTTTAAGTTTCGTGAAATACCATACGATGTTAAAATTATGATAATTAATAAGTGTTTGGAAAGAAACGCAGGACCTTATTATTTAATTCAAGATTTTCGTAATTTAAAAACTAGATTAGGATTAGCAGCAAATGAAGGAGAACCCGAACATGAAGAAGATGAGTATTTAACTAGAGATTTATATGATAAAGATACGGTTTTTTCATTTTATGCAAAAGCTAGTACCGTGCCGAAACCAGGAAAAGGTTCTGGTGAATCAATTAAATCAGAAGATTTAACTAAATATAAAGTATTACATTCTATAAAAGAATGGCGTAGAAAATTAGACGATTCATGGATTACTCCATTTCAAATAGATGGTCATAGATGGAACAGTGTAGAGCATTATTTTATCGCGTCGCAGTTTAAAAAAGGATTTCCAGATTTTTATTTGAAGTTTACTGTAGAAAGTGGTACAGATATTTCAAAGGATTTGGAAATTGCTCGTATAGCTGGAAGTAAAAGTGGGAAAACTAAAGATAGAGTCGTGAGAGAATCTAAAATAGTTCCGGACCCAGATTTTTTTACTTTGGGAACAAATCCTATTTTTGAAGTAGAGCGTAAGAAAGCGCTAACTGCAAAATTCTCTGGGAATTTAGAATTAAAAAATATGCTGTTAGAAACCAAAACCGCAAAACTCGTGCATTTTATTCGTAGTAAAGGACATATTGCAGATACATTATTGATGGAAGTTAGAAGAGAATTATCGGTGTAAATCCGGGGATTTTATGTCATTCGTCAGAAAATGACATAAAAAATTGAAAACTTTTTTCAAGAAAATAAAATTGATATCTTTCCCATCGCATCAAGAGTTTATCTCAGCACCAAAAAATGTCTGCTCATTCTCAGGAGTCCACCACTCAGACCATCAGCGTTCCGGCCATCCGGATTGCTTGTCTTCCTGTGGAATTGGACTCAACTGACAGTATCGCGAGCTTCATTCACTACGGGGCTGGGTTTGGCCCAGTTTCGGCGGTCTACATCAACAAGTCCAGGGCCCCCAATGGAGTGGAGTTTCGCGGCGCTACTGTCATCCTCAAGAATTGGCACAGTGAGGATAGCATGTTCAAGGTTGGACTTGCTGAAGCGGGGTCCCAGGGAATCAAATGCGCCTGCGAAACGGAGGGTTGGAATTTCACCTTCCCCAACGGCAAGCCAATGACTCACCTCAAGTTCATCGCCGACAGTACGACGGCCCCTCAACTTCCTCCCTACTCTCCGGAGCTAAAGCTGGGACCCGATGACTGGAAGAGCATCTACATCCCAGTTTTGCCGACAGACCTGGCCTTTGACGGTGATGGGGTGGACCTAAATGAGCTGATTGAGAATCATCTCAAGTTGGGCCGGGTCAAGCGCATTGACATCACCAAGCGAAAGCTCGGTGAGTCCGAGAAGGACACTTATGCCGCCTATGTGCACTTTGAATACTGGACTGACAACCAGGAGACACTCCGTGTCCGCAAGTTCATTGACAAGACAGGCGAGTTCCAGTGCCGTGGATTCTATGATGGATTTCGCATGAAGCGGTTTGACCACAATCGGTTCTTGGCATTCAAGGTCAATCACAAGCCCATCCCGGACGCTGATGGTTCGCTCAATATTCACCAACTCACTGCCGCCAACAAAGGATTGGAGAAGGAGAATGTGGATCTCCGGGCCGAGATGGTGGCCATGCACACGGATATGGTGACTAAGCAGACTGAGATTGGGGTATTGCGGGATGAGATTAGTCGTCTCCACCGCGCCTTGACGGCGCAGTATTGCGAGACCATCCGCACTATTGTAGAGGAAGACGAGGCTTAAGTGTCTAAGTAGGTAATTTTTAGTTGTATAATATTTAATGAAAGAGAAAAGAGTGAAAAAACCTCTTTTTTCATATATTTTCAAACAAACTCATTCGTAAGGTTCTGAATTCAATATCTTCTTTACGTTTTGTTTTCTCTTGTTTACTTAGCCATTCTTCAAAATTATGAAGACATTCTATATATTTTTTATCTAAATAATGTTCTCCAATAAGCAAGCAATAGGCATTCATTTTGGCATTAATATCTTTTTCTCTAAATTTGATGGAATATCCATTATGAAGAATACACCATTCTAAGAAATCATTTATTTTGTACATAAGAATAGACTTTAACACATAATAAGATAAAACGCAGGTTTTCTCTTTATATCTCAAATTTCGTATCATGAATGATTGGTCGGTTCGCTCATGCAATTGATTATATGATATTCCCATATATTTAAGAACCTTGGCACATTGAAAAAGAGAAAATGTGCGTTCATAATCTAACATTTTTTCTGTTGTTTTAATCATGTTCTCCAGACTCTCTGAATTTTTTGATGAATGAAAAACTATAAACATAACGTTAATAATTTCTGCCCAGATTTCACAGTAGGTTTCGTATAATCTTACGTCGGCATTTACTGGAAATATAGATAATATTTTTTTATCTATATGAGAACATTCATGATGTGAGAAATCTAATCCTAGGTTATGGAATGATTCATGTATTAATACTTTGAACCATTCCTCTTTCCTATAAATGTTGATTTCATTTATGGTTTTACAAGAAAATGTGAATCCAGTGTTTACATTTATTCTATCAATAATAGAATTAGTTGGTGTGTTTTTTTCTAATTCTGTTAAATATAAAAAAATAGATAATGATTGAGAACAATTAGATTCTGAGTATCCGAATGCAATAAATAACCATATATATATTTGTTTAATCGCTTTTTTAAAAAATGAATCGTCGCATACTTTTTCGCACATAATGTTAACGTGAATGGTTCTTGAATTTATAGTGAAAATATATTGTTTTCCTTTTGTCAACATTTTTTCAATATGGGTTCTTACTTCTTCATCTATTAAATGATAGTCATGACCTTTTGCTATAGAATTAATACTATTACAAGCTATTTTACTTTTGTTAAACTCTTGATTCGCAATTACCATTTTCTCAAATAATATGTAAAAAAAATTTATAATATTGGTTGAAAATCTAGTTTTTTGAAAACATTTTAGTTTATGAGATAAATTAGTATCAATAAATTCTGTTAAATATTTTGAAACCGGTTTTAAAGACCCAATAGTTTTTTTAATAGTCATTCTACTATGTTATTATATTAATATTTCGTCGGTTAAAAAAATTGAAATAATAATATTGTTATAATAGATATATTAACCAAAAAAAAACAAGAATGGGGATTAAGAACTTAAATTGGTTTTTGAGAGAAAATTGTAGTAAACAGGCAATATCTAAGAAACATCTGAAAATTTTTCGCAATAAGACTATAGTTATAGACACAAGTATTTATCTTTATAAATTTGCTAGCGAAGACGTATTAATGGAAAATATGTATTTATTTATTTCAGTATTAAAGTCATATCATATTACACCTTTATTTATTTTTGACGGGAAACCACCAGTTGAAAAGATGGATTTATTGAGGAAGCGTAAAATAGATAAAAAAGAGGCACAATTAAAATATAATACTCTTTTGCAAAAACTTGAAACAACTATAGATGACAATGAAAGTAAGGAAATTAAACAAGAAATGGAAAATTTGAAACGTCAAATAGTAAAAGTAAGAGATGAAGATGTCAAAAAAGTAAAAGCGCTCATGGAATCATATGGTGTACAATATTATGATGCACCTGGAGAAGCAGATAGGTTATGTGCTTATTTAGTTAAAATTGGTAAAGCATGGGCTTGTATGAGTGATGATATGGATATGTTTCTTTATGGGTGTCAATTCGTGATACGTAATTTAAGCTTATTGAATCATACAATTATCTTGTATGATACGAAAAAAATACTAGAGGAATTGGATTTCTCAGAAGAAATATTTTGTGAAATCATGGTATTATCAGGGACTGATTATAATTTAAATACAAATACTTCACTGAAAGAGACACTTAAATGGTATAATGAGTATAAAAAACATCTGGAAAATACGGATGGATTTTATAGTTGGTTAAATAAAAACACAAAATATGTTACGGATTATAATCATTTATTAAAAACACATAAAATATTCCAATTCTGTAACTGTACGGAATTGGAAAATTGGAACAATATAGAAATTGTAGAAAAACCAGTAAATAATGTAGAATTAAAAAGTATTATGGGAAAGGAAGGATTTGTGTTTATTTGATACGTTTACGAATACGCTTTATGGTATTGCGGTTTTTTATTTTTTTACCACCTTGATTATTATTTTTTCTAGTAAATGCGTTTGCTACTGGATTGATTACATAATCATTAGTAAAATTTGAAACGGGTTTTACTACATAATCACTAGTTACATTTGAAACCGGCTTTATAACATAATCATTAACGTTAGAACCAATTCCGGTAGTAAGATCTTTGACTCCCACAGCCGCACGTTCCACTGGCTTTACAAAATAATTATTTAAATACTCTGGTTTGGATTGATCATTTGTTGGAGTAGATTCAGGTGAAAAAACTGGTTCAATTGGTACAACTGGTACAACTGGTACAACTGGTTCAACTGGTACAACTGGTTCAACTGGTACAACTGATTCAACTGGTACAACTGGTTGACTTTGTTGAGATGGTACACCAGGTATAATACCATAATCGCGTTCTAATCGTTGTTGTTCTTCAAATGCTCTTTGAGCTGCGTCATCAGCAGCTCGTTTCTTACTTTCTTTGGTTGGAAATTTAACTGGGTCAGATTTTCTTGTACTTGTACTTACAGATTTTTTAGGTGGTTGAATTGTTTCTTCCTGGTTTTCCTCTTTTGTTTTATTATAAAAGTCTTTTTCGGCCTCAGATAAACTAAATATTAACCCATCCTTATTAAATGTAAGGTCATCCGGTATGGGATTTTTTTTTAAAAATTCTTTTCTCTTTTCAACCATTAGCTTTTTTGTTGGTTTATTTAATAAGTGAAACTTATGTCTCCTATTTAAGCCATAAACATCCTTCCAAACATGTTCATAACTAATTTTAAAGTTTTTGACCTTTGTGGATTTATTGTTGTTTAATAAAATAATAATTATCTTTCTAGCAACTCCGTTGATTATATCATTAATACCAGGTAATATATTAGTACCTAATTTTATCATTGCTGTCATCACTAACATAATTTTTCTAACGTCAGAGGATTGAAGAAAAGCTTCTATGCTTTCAACAGCCGGATCTAATATACCTCCATACAAGACATAAACATCAGATTCACCATTAGAATGACCAAAAGGACCACGTGACATTATACCCCCATAGAAATAATTATTATCACGTCTTTTCTGTGTTTTTCTTCTAAATTGGTTTTTGATTTGTTTTTTACTTCTACCCATATTTTCTATACATTATTAGTAGATAATATTATTGTATTTTAAGTATGGTTAACCGAATCATATAAGATGAACTATCAGTTCCTGCTGTAGTAACATTTGCAGTTCCCACTACAGGAGAAATTGCTATTACAAGTGGTGTTGAAACGATTTGTATAGAACGCCCGTGAATCCATGTAGTTGCAGTAGTTGAACCAGCTACGGTGTTAGTATCAAGTGCCAATGATGCAGAAGTTAAACCGGTATAAATAGCAATAGAACCTGCGTCTGCCAAACTGGTTTCATAATCTATCAAATACGCACCAGTATTTAATGTAAAAACAGTACCACCCGCGCCATTACTAGAAACTATTGAACTAGGAATAGTATTAAATACTTGCGTATCAATTGTAAATGCGATTCCTGGAGCAACAGAATTATTTGGACTTTGTATAATGTGCGTAAATTCTGCGTAACCGATTATTTCTTGAGGACCTGTAAAACCTTGAGGACCAGTATTACCAGTAAAACCTTGTTCACCAGTATTACCTGTAAACCCTTGAGAACCTGTTAAACCTTGAGGACCAGTATTACCTGTAAAACCTTGAGGACCTGTATTACCTGTAAAACCTTGAGGACCTGTATTACCTATAAAACCTTGAGGACCTGTATTACCTGTAAAACCTTGAGGACCTGTATTACCAGTAAAACCTTGAGGACCAGTATTACCTGTAAAACCTTGAGGACTTGTTATTCCTTGAATTCCTTGAGGACCAGTAAAACCTTGAGAACCAGTAAAACCTTGAGGACCAGTATCACCTGTAAAACCTTGAGGACCAGTAAAACCTAGAGGACCCGTTAGTCCTTGAATTCCTTGAGGACCTGTAAATCCTTGTGGTCCAGTGACACCATTACTACAACTTACGCAAATATTTAATTGTTGACATTTTCTAGACTTACATCTTTTTTTTTTGCTGCATTTTGGTGAAGGCATTATATAAATATATTTACAAACAAAATTATGAAAATATTATAATTTGCCTACAGGTTTGCTAAGCTAATTATTATTCTTATTTGTAAACAAAAAATTACAAATATAAAATTTGTAATTTTTTTAAAGTAAAGAAGCTATCAAACTACCACGATAATCCTCAATTCCAGTGTGAGTCAAATTAATTGTAACATCAATATAAACTGAACCTCCTAGCTTGGTCCATCTATGACAAAACATCCAATCTTCAGAATAATAATGGTCATCTTCCACACCACAATCAAATAAAGCATAGGCATATTTGTTTTCCTCTGGTTTTAAAAAGCTTACATCATCAGTATATTTTGTAGAAGGAAAAGCTTTGCATAAACTTTCAATAACATTACGCTGAATCATCATAAATCCTGTTGCTAAATGTCTAACCTTAGTTAAATTATTTTCAACCTGAATCGTGTTATTTAAATAATTTACATTATAGGATAACATCTTGTACTGTACCATGTTTTCATCACTAATAATATCCTTAAATTGAGATTCATTTTTACTCTTAATCCAAGATTCCACAATTTTGTCATTAGACGGATTTTTCTTATCACGTAATAGATTATTCCAGTTATAATTTTTTAAAGGATAGATTCCTCCAACCAATTGTTTATTAGAAATGAGTAATTTTATTATATCAATAGGGTCCCAGGTAATATCATTATCAATAAACATAATATGAGTCATTTCTGGATTACTCATCGCTCTAGCAACTAAATTATTTCTAGCTCTAGAAACCAAACTATCGTTTTTACAAAAGTCCACACTAATCTTAATATTGTACTTGCGAAAAACTTCCATAGTGGTAATCAAACAATGTACATAATTAACATAGCAAATTGAACCGAAACATGGAGTTAAAATATGTACATGAGGGTTACATTTAGTAACGTAATTTTTAATGATTTCCTCAAATGAAGAACCTGTAGGATTTTTACTTAATGATGACATTAAAGAATATATTTTATGAGTAAAAATATTTATATTGTTTTTAGTTGATTGTAATTATGACTATAAAAAGTATTTGAATTTTTACCTAGTTAAAAAATATGTAGTTATAGTAGATGTCTCAAAAAAACAAAACTCAAAAAAATAGAAAATGGCCAGTTCGCCTGTTTTTATATTCTAATCCTAAAACAGCACAGACTAAAGCATATAAATATTTAGGACGTACTGCAAAACTTTTCCCAGGTAAAAAGAATGGTAAAAAATACTCTATTTATGATGAAAAGAATAATCATTGGGTTAGTTTTGGACAATTAGGTTATGAAGATTTTACAAAACATCGCAATAAAGATAGACGTAAAAATTATTTGACGCGTTCAGGAAAAATTAAAGGAGATTGGTCAAATAATAAATATTCAGCAAATAATCTATCCCGTAATATCTTATGGTAATCTTT